TGTTTCGTTATAGTATGCCGTGATTGTCTTTGTTTCACCTGCGGTGATACTCACCGGCTCATTGCTCCGGTATACCTCCTGAGCCGTATCTACTGGCCGCAAGGGCTGTGTCTCAACCTCAATATAGTTCGCAATTTCACTCCACTTCACGGGGTTGTCTTTGCGGAAGTAGTCGTCAGCCGTGAGTTCCAGTACTGCTTCGGGTTGACTCGCCAGGTAGGACGGCCCTTCAATTCTCAGTATACCGTCCCGGTCGCAGTAGACTTGCCCAAGGCAGGCTTCGGCTATCTTGCGGAGTGCTTCACGGTGGCTTTGAGGCTCAAAGTATGCGTAGGGCACTGGGTACAACTTCAGCTCTGTATCAATGAAGTATTCTTCTTCGCTCAATCCAGCGTCCTCAAGCACATTCTTTGCAAGCCCGTACAATGTCGCTGTCTGCTGTGCGGTGTTGAGGTCGCCGTCGAAGCGCAGCAAGTACGTTGTGTCTTCGTCCCACACGGCAGGTTTACTGCTCGTATATGCTTGAACAATCTCCTCATCCGTACGTGCACGGTTGGAGATGCGGAGGTCGTCGATGAGTGTTCCAATTTGTTGCGCACCTTGCTGATTTCCTATGTCCAAGACATTTTGATAGAAGTTACTTGCTAAGGTCGGTACTGCTTGGCCCACCAAAACTCCATCTACGAATAATTGCATTGCTTGTGCAGACCAAGTACACGAAAAGAGGTGCCATCCACTTGTTAAGTTTGACAATGGCATGTCAATAGTTGTAATTACTCCCCCGTTGCCTACAATACGATACCTAATGACCTTGCCTGATTGGTAATAGTAGAGTACATAGGTGCCAACCTGATTTCCTACTCCCGTATTCCAAATTGGACGCCGCATGTCAACTACCGGGTAAGAGTTCCATAACATGGAATCCACATACACCCAGCACTCCACCGTCCCTTCCTGCGGATTCAGCACCCCCGCCGTGGGGATGGTGAGGGTTTCGGGGGAGCGGGTGCCGTCGGTGAAGGAGGCGGCGTAGGGCTTTTGTTCAATTTGAACGTCGTCAACTTCAATCCAATCATTTGCGTATACATCGCTGTGTCTACTATCAATTGCTATCAACAAGCCGTAATCGGATGCCGTTTCTCCTGTAGGAACAGTGTAAGTAAAAGCATATCTCTGCCAAGTCGAATTGACAATTACATGTGGTAAACTTTTATTCCCTGTCGAACTAGACATTAAAAACAAGTATGTGATCGGAAAATTATCTCGGATCGCACGTGCACGAAAACTAATTGTGTACGTAACCCCTTCACTTAACGCCATGTTACGTTCTGACACAACCCCGAAACTACCATCATCTGCCGTGAGTGTTATTCTTACAGCATTACCTGAGCCGGTCCACCCAGTTACCAGGGTTGCTGTGCCATTCGACTCTGCCCATAATTCAGGCCACATCCCGTTTTCAAAACCCGGGTTGCTTAGTAGGTTAGTCGTCCCTTCCTCTACCATTACCGCTTGGCCGAACTTGCCTGACTCGAAGCGGGGCTGGTCGGCGGCAACTTGGGTGCCGTCGGAGAGGTAGGCGGTGGAATCACGGTTGAAGGTGGGCTGTGCAAGCTCAACCGGCTCCGGCAATACCTTCGACGTGCTGTATGTGCTCTTCCGTAGAAGCTCCAACCTATCCCTGCCGGTAGTTTGGGCGTATACATCATCCTCCGGTGCTGACCAATCGCCGCTCCAGAATACGCCCAGCGGTACCCATTCTTTACTTCCGTCGTCATGTTTCACGCCCAGCCATGCCCTTATCCTGCGGTTCTGCTTCAGGAGCTGATACAATGGGCTCTGCGTATTTCCTGCGTCAAATTTTCTTGTCTCGTTGTTCAACCTGATGTCGATTTCATTTGCACTGATATTCCCTACCGGTAGGCTCCCCTGAGATACTTCTCTTTCTTCCAGCAAATGTATCAAGAGTATGTCGTCGCCCTCGTAGGTCTCCTGTATGGATGTGAAGAATTCCAGTATCTTCACCTGCCGCCCAGGGTGGCTCCACTTATGAATTTCCAGCACCATTTTTGTTACCTGGGTAACTGGTTCGGCAAGGGTTTTTTGCCATGTTACTCCCGCATTGCCGGTGACGGTTTCCTCATGCAGAAGTGTATCGGTGCTGTCGTAGAGTCGTATAGCGAAGTCTACCGGATATTCTTCCCTTTTGCTGTCGCCGACTACCTTGAGCTGTGTGATTGGTCTTGAGAAAAACGTCACCGTCAGGGTTGGATATGGTTCTGCAAAGCTCCCGTCTTCCCCCGCAAGCTGGCTGCCCCAATACCCCATTTGCTTTAACTCTGCTTCGTCAGGTTCGGGAGCTAACGCCCAATCTTGACCCAATACCCACGTACCATCGAGGGAGGCGATCTTAGCAAAAGGTTCGGTTATTCCATCCGCAGTTTGCTGGGGATAACTGATATTGGCTTGTTCTGAAGCAATAACCGTAATAGACTGGTCTAAATACGGATCCGTGTAATCGATTATACATTGCGCTACAACACGACGCTCAGCATCTCGTATTTTTGACATAAAATCCTGTGAAACAGGGTACATTACTTCTCACCCACAAATTTAGCAAGATATTTGGGTTACATGCTTCCAAACCTCTTTGCGGACGACCTGCCCTATCAAAGACGGCGATACACCATAATGTGTAGCCAATTGTTTATAAGTCACACCACCAAGAGCATATTTTTTTCGGATCTCTCTTACCTTCTTATCCGTCAACTTTGCCATGCCATGTGCTTCTCCATATGCTAAACGCTGTTTCTGGATGGCATCTCGCATATTATCTTGATGTGTTCCAAGGAATAAATGCTTCGGATTGACACACCGGCGGTTATCGCAGTGATGACATACAAACATACCATCAGGGATCGGGCCATTAGTAATTTCCCAAACAAATCGACTAGCCTTGACCATTTTCCCGTTATACCAAAACTGTGCACATCCGTTATCGAGCACGCAACCCGTCCAAATCCAGCACCCATATGGGCCAGCTGATTTATCTACTTTTGACCAGAAACGCTCCTCTGCACTCATCTTTGCACCCAATACAAGATCACCTCTCAATTAACGCAATCATTGTTACAGGATACATTAATACCACCTCATTGCTCTATCAACGCCAGCGAAACATCTTTCCAGTACCGTGTCCCAGAAAGTTTCTGCCATGCCGATTGGTTTATATCTCCTGCATAGGCCGTGATAGTAGCAGTCTCGCCGTTCTGAGGGTCGGGATACTGCACGGTATGGAAGACCCTGCTGTCGAGGATGTCCAGAATCTGTTGCAGATCCGAGTCGGCGATAATCTCCCATCTCATATCCAGTCTGCGCTTGATGGCTATAATCTCCATAGCCATCTTGCCGGAGGCAAGGCGTTCAGACTTTGTTAAACGAAAAACCCCGACCTTGAGCTCAGTCGGGGTCTTGATTTGAGTCCCATTTATTAGCACTGTCAATATAAGCCACCTCGCACGGTTACGAATGTGCCAGTACGCTGGCCTTCGCTGATCAGTGATGGGACGATGGCCCTTGCTATGCGCTTGCCGTCGATTTCCAGGACAATCTCTCTCTGCGTCGCCCCCTGCTCTGCATAGACCACGCGAAACGCGTCACGTATCGCAGTATACACTGCACTAGCCACCACGCTTGCCATCTCTTCAGCAAAAGCACTCCTGGTCAGCGGTATCACAGCTTCCGGCCCGCGTTCGCCGATTAGGGCCGTAGTAGGTTGTGTCACTATTCCACCTTCGGCCATTGGCAGTAAGTCCAGTCTTTCCAGGTCAAACCCCCAGGATTTGCCACCCAAGCCAGGAAATATATATGAAACCCAACTGGGGATAGTGAAATGGATTTTATTTAATTGATCTATCATCCAATTAAAGGCTTTAATAATGATATTGATAGGAGATTTTATTGCCTTTGCAATGCCATCCCAAATATCCTCTGCCGTTTTCTTTATTCCATCCCAGGTGTCTTCCAGAAAACCTGCAATCTCATTCCAGGTCGTTTCTAACCAGTCCCAGGCCTCCTGTACAGGGGTTACAATGTGTTTCTTAATCCAACCCCAAGTAGTTTCAGCTATATCTTTTATCCAGTCCCACTTATCTGAGAGCCAGCTTCCAATTGTTCCCCAGGCTTCGACTAACCAGTCCCAGGCTTCCTGGATAGGAGTTATAATGTGTTCTTTAATCCAGTTCCAGGCTTCCTCGGCTATGCCTCCTATCCAGTCCCATTTTTCAGAGAGCCAATCTCCAATTGTTCCCCAGGCTTCGACTAACCAGTCCCAGGCTTCCTGGATAGGAGTTATAATATGTTCTTTAATCCAGTTCCAGGCTTCCTCGGCTATGCCTCCTATCCAGTCCCATTTTTCAGAGAGCCAACCTATAAAAGTACTCCAGGCGATTTTGACGCCTTCCCACAAGTCAGTAGCCCAGTCTATAAAAGTACTCCATGCTTCTTTTATACCTTCCCACAGCGGACCAGCCCAGCTCACAACCCATTCTTTAAAATTACCCCACTTTTCCTTGACTACACCCCACAAATTGCCGGCCCAAGTCTTAAGGCTACTCCATTTCTCTCCTAGCCAATCCCATACCGCCCAACTTTTAACCCATTCCTTAAAGTTGCTCCATTTCTGCTTAACGCTTTCCCATAGGTTCCCAGCCCCTTGCTTTATCCATTCCAAAAACCCAGCTAGGGTCGGCTTTGCCTGCTCTAACATCTCTTCTAAATTTAATTCAGGTACGCCTAATCCACCAGGGGCCTCCAGCTCAGGTATAGCCATTTCATCCAGCCCGGTGGTTATGTCTTCTGCTGCTCCCGCTGTGTCTTCCATGAGCTGGTGCACTTCATCAAATGATTGTATGTTTTTGGCGGCTGCTTTGCCTGCTTTTTTAGTTGCGTCGGCTTGTTCCTCCATGCCTTGAGCGGCTTGCTGACTGCTGTCTGACACGCCATCATTTTGTTCGTTTATGGCCTGTAGAGCTTTCTGCAGATTGGCCTGTTCTATACTTGCCGCGTACTTGCTCCAAAGAGATACGCCTGCAGCCACTGCAGCAGAAACGCCGAGAATCGCCCAGCCAAGCGGGCCTAATGCGGCCCAGGTAGACATGATAGCCGTCCTTACGCCTGCCATTATAGGAATAACAACCTTAAACGCAAAAAATGCTATTGCTGCTCCTATAACTACCGGTTTGATTAACGCCCAATACGTTTTTATTGCGACAGCTGCTTTTACAGCAATCATCCAAGCAGTACGTATAGCATCGGTGAAAACAGAAACTGTAGCGGCGGCGTCTGGCCCGAATGTCTTGGCTATTGCCAGCCTTAAAGCAGTTGTAATATCTACTCCTCGCTTACGTAGTGTACTGAAGAAATCATAGAATGACGTAGCCGTGTCACGGATTCCGCGGAGCCAATCTGTCACGCCGGCAAATAGATTTTGCGTTATAGCCCCGATGGTCATTCTCCACACGTCTTTAATTGTTGATGTGACGCCCTGCCAAGTATTTTCCATGTTCTCCATCATGTTTGGGAACCGTTTTTCCATGCCTTCTGTGAGTATCTTGATTGCCTTGTTGGCAGGGATAAGACCTTTTTCCGACATTTTCATGACTTCTGCGGTAGACTTGCCCATCGCTTCGGCCAGCATTTCCCAGGCAGGAATACCGGCCTCAGTAAGCTGCCGCATCTCTTCACCGCTTACTTTACTTTTGGCACGCATCTGACCTAAAGCAAGGATTATGCGGTTAATTCCTTCCCTGCCCAAACCAAGCCCTGCTGTAGCATCACCAATAGCTTTCATTGTCGGCAATACTTCTTCAGCAGCAAATCCCATCGCCATCATCCGTCTGGAGGCCTCGAGCAGGTCAGGAAATTCGAACGGTGTCCTAGCTGCGAATTCTGCCATTTCATCTAGAAAAGCTTGAGCTTTCTCGGCACTGCCCAGCATGGTGGTGAAGCCTATTCGTGCTTGCTCCATCATGGCATTGAAGCTCACTGCTTCGCCTACTACAGACCGAAAACCCCGCCGAATAGCTTCAAAGAAGCCTATACCGATTGCTACAGAAAAAGCGTTTTTGAATATGTCGCCAAGCCTAGTACCTGTTGTCCGGGTCTGCTTCTCTACTTGGGCTAAGCCTTGTTTGTATGCAGTTGTGTCTATGCCAAGTTTGACTAAAAGTTCGCCTACAGTCATGGTCTCCTTCCCTTCCCAAAAAGGATTTTGCCATCTTTTGCCGAATATTACGTATGAAAGGAGGTGCTGAATTATGAAACACAATTTGCTTGAACAAAAAAAAGATTTAAGTGCTGAAGAGTTATCAATACTTGATATCGAACTCAAAAGACGTAAGAAAAGCCCTACGGCGTTATGGTTGTTGTGGCTATTTACAGGCACCTTTGGTGGGCATAGATATTATTTGGGCGATAAAAGTCGCGCTATTGCACATACCGTCGTATTTCTATTAGCCGTAATTTTAGGTTTTTCTATAGCTGGAACCGCCGATAATGCAGTTGAGGCCATGGTATATACACCGTTGGCTATGTTTTTATTCCTAAGTGTGCCTGCTTTATGGGCTGTCATCGACGCATTCTTCATTGGACGCAGATTGTCCTATAAAAATGCCGAAATCGAAGCTCAGGTTATAAACGAGATCAAGAAGATGCGCTCTTAGTCACCACGGTCCTTTAAGCCCCTTCGCCTTTGCCTCCCGAATAAGCTCGGCCCAGCGATTTTCTTCCTGCTGGGCCCTTTTCGTCCACTGCTCTACCGCCTTTTTCATCTCTTTGCTTATGAAAACGTCCGGCTCCACCTGCTTTGGCTTCTTCTTGCTGAACATGCTGGCTACAGCACTTGCCCCGTTGGTAATTACTGCAGCTAAGAAGGCCCATCGATTGCGCATCTCGTGATACTCTTGCAAAAATTTCTGCCTCTCAAGTTCCTTCAGGATTGCCACCAGTTCACTGGGCCTCAATTGCCGCATTTCGTCAAGCGTCCAGCCAAATTCACGTGCAAGTAAGACTGCTACTTCTGCGGTAAGCCACTCTGAGCCAACTTCAGCATCGGCTTCAGTAGCTTCTTTATCCCTAAAAAATTTACGTCAACGAAAGCCTCCAGCAAGGTTTCAATTTCGCTCATGTAGGCGTTCTTAATGTCATCTTTGGTAAGTTCCGGGAATATGATTGGTAGCTTCTTATAAAGAATGCTAAAATCTAAATCGCCAAATTCCTTTGCCAAGTCAATATTTGCTATGTTACCTTTGCTTCTAGGAAACAGCTCGGCAACAAGTTTTTCCAGTTCACCGATTCTTCTTTCTTCGACCCTAATTTCTTTGCCTGCAAAAGACACAACTTTGTTTCGCAATCTAATCACTCCTCAACGAGTTTTAGGAGGAACTCATTACTGCCTATCCTTGTCCTAATCCCGAATTCACCTTCTACCTCTATCTCTGTCGGTATGAAAGTTATCGTAGCAGTATTTAAGCTCCCGGCCTGCAAACTTATATCTACATCTGTTACATGCGTTAGCTCTTTGTCGTCTAAAAAAATTTTTGTATGCCTCCCCATTACATCCGGAGCGATTATCTTTAGCTTCATAAACTAACCTCCCTATAACCTGAAGTATAGTGAACCAACACCCTCAAAATCAATGCTTTCCTCTACTAAACTGTCTACAGCGATTTCTATGCCTTCTGAGTTAATAAGAGCAAAACCTTCAAGGCACTTCTGCGAAGCGCCACTGTCTATAAAGAGGTTCACGACAATAATCTCACCTAAACTCTTGAAAAACCTATCATCACCCCAGTAAGCCTCCGCACTGCCAGACCAGCCTTTTAACACCTGCTGGAACTCTTTCCAGCCTCCGCTTGCGAAGGTTGTTGCTTCAGGTACTTCTGCATCAGTATCTACGCTCCAGTTGAAAAAACCCCCACACTGAACAAGTGTTAGAGCTTCGCCAGAAACTGTTACCACATCTGTATCCAGCAGAGGCGTATCAAATACCACGAAACCTCCTGCACGTTCAAGAGTAAAACCCGAAGTGACAACCACGTCATTTACTTTGACCGCTATATCGGCATTCAACGGCCAATAGCGGTAAGCCTCATTTGTGACCTGGTAGCGAGTATAATCTACGTTTGGTGTGGTTGCTTCATCAGTAAAAGAAACGGGGGCCGTGTCCACATCAGACACATATACGGCCCCCACCTTACCAGCAATTGTCATTGTGTATCACCGCCTTAGCTCAGGGTAATAGTAAGCTGTCCGGTACCCTGAAAATCACACGAGAAGCCACCTTTATCGTCAACCGGCATTTCAATTGAAGGTTTTACAAAGGCACTCCCTGCAAACTTCCTAGTAACGTCAATTCTCAGTTCAAGGTTTACGCTCTCGCCGTTAACCCAAGCGTTTATCAATGCCTGCTGCCCGTTTGTGTCGGTTGGCTCGAAGTTTCCTTCAAATGAACCAGACCACTCTTTTAACCCAGCCAGGTATTCTTTCCAGCCCTGGCTGTCGAAAGAGGTAATCTCGATATCATCGGCACCTAAGTCAAGTGACCAGGTGCTGATTTCAGCCACCTTGTTTGTGTCTATATAAACACTTCCGCCTTTGCCTGCAACTGCCACTAGAATCACCTTCCTATTTTAGATTTCTGTCAATAAATCAAAGCCAGGTGACTTTTAAATTTACTGTTCTTAAGTCTGGCAAGTCAAGGTAAAATTCAGGCTCCACTCGTAATTATTGTTTTCATCGAAACCGAGGAAAATGGGTGATGACTGATCAGCCACCACATCTAAATAGCCAGGAATGCTCGCAGATTCCAATGCATTGTATACGGCCTCCGCTTTGGCAAGTCCCGCCTCGTAGCCATTCCACCGTATCCGAACCTGGACGCTAGGACGCCTAAGCTCCGTCGTTGTTTGGAACACTCTCTGAGGCGGATAACCACCAGTACTGAGGACGAAGATTGAGTTGACAGGCACGAATTGAGAGACTGGTTTGATAGCTCCAACAAAGACATTTGTGCCTACTGTCCCTATTCCTTGATTCTCCAAGTAGTTCGCCACATCCAAAGCGGGATTCATCCTGACCGTCCCCCTTACTCGACGACTTTCCTTAGCCGCCCAACCAACCGCGCAGGTAATCTTGGTGCGGCAACCTTAACAGGATCCTCAAGATATTTCCATTTACCTGTCTTCGCCCAAGTTTTGTAATGCTGGCCCCTCGGACTAACGCCGCCAGTTTTTCCAGCACGGGGATTCTCATGGACAGCTATTGCATAGGGGGCTGCCGGACCACCATATCCCATTTGTACTGTCACCCGATTACCGCTATATTCCGGCTGCTTAACGTATCCAGTACCCCGCAACGTTCCCGTATCCACCGGGCACTGCTTCTTACTCTCCATCATAATCAGTTCTGCCTCAGCATACAGTGCTTTCCCTAACTCGGTCAGCACCCGCTTGCCCATCTTCTCCATGGCGCGCTGTAATTTTTTAGTGCCCTTGACTTCTACTGTTATCTTCATCGACGCCACCTAGCTTTCTATGATCGAGAACCGTATTAGTATTGTACTGCTTGCGGAGCCATCGTTAGTGATTGATATGACGTAGTCAGCATTTGGTTTTAGGAGGAGCGGTTTTTGAACCGCAAGCACGTCACCGCCGACTATTTTTTGCCCTACAGTTCCCCCAACATAGAACTCGTCAATCTGGGTGCCACCGGAAACTCCTGATGGGTCAGAGTAAGCATTTACGGATGATGTGTTTGGGCTTGTTCGGTTGCGGTTGATTAGCGCAACAGCAGATGACCCATCCGTCACAGTTGGCCCTTCGTACATCTTCAGCGTCATTTTATCTCCATCGGTCACGACAGAATCAACCATGAAACATACAGCATCACTACCTGTTTTTATCTGTAGATATGCGGTTGCCTCGGCATCAATCGTATATTTCGCATATCCGTGGTATACATAACCATCAAGACAGCGTTTACATAAGAAATCTAAGAACACGAATGCATTTTGCGTTTTGTCATAGCCATTTGCAGTTTTTATGGTTGCCGTGCTCATGTGTTCACCACCTTGTGATGCGTGCTCCCAGTTTCGTCAGGGAGCGCTTCTATCGACAGAATAACCGGCTGGCTTCCGTCCGGAAGCGTTATTCTGTCCTGAATGCCAATTTCTGTCGAGCCGTCCAGATACACTTGTGTGGTGCTAACAGTTTCCTGTCCTGTCCTGTCCCGCACCAGCCTCGTCCTCTGCTGAACAAATGCGGAATACTGAACAGCATCTCCATACTGCGGCTCCCCGTAAGCGTTAACGCCAGTAAAAGGCTCGATTGTAACCGTTTGGTTGAACCATCCTAAGAAATCTTGTTCCAGCGCCATCAATTATCATCCTCTTCAGCTATGACGGAGTTATTCTCCATCATACCAAGTTCAAACCGTGCATCCTCTTCCGGTTCCTGCCAGGTCGGGCATGCCGATGAGGTCAGGGCGCGTTTCTCCAGGTCGGCAGCTAAGGCCATGTACGCCTTAGCTTTCTGGCTGAGGCTGATGCGCAGGTCGCCAACGGTTTTGTCGGCCTGCCGGGAAAACTTTGCCGCTACTGTCTTTGCTGCGCGGCTTGCTGCCAGCAGGACGTTTGTCGTCTCGCTCAGCAGGTAATTGATCTCCTCGTTCTGGAGAAGCTGGTCTGTTTCGTCCGTATCGCCTATATGAAAACGCACCTTATCTGTGTCGGTCGGTAAAGTGCTATCATAGCTCCAAGTCATCTAGCTCACCGCCTAAAGCTACTCAGTAGTCTCTGGGCCATCAGGCATCACCTCGGCTTCCTCTGGCTGGTCAATTAGTTTCAACCAGTATTCACAATCCTCGATGGCTCCATTATAAGCATTGAGGTTGGCGATAAGCTGTTCGCGTTCGGCTTTCAGCTTCGCCAACCTCTCCAATACTACCTCACGAGTAATCATCTAATTCACCGCTTACGAGCTGGAAACAGTTTCCCACACAGAGCCGGTATACACTTTCAGTTTGTGGTCGGTGCTGTCATAGTAAACATCACCTTCCGCAGGAGTCCCAGGTGCAGAACCGGGGGTGAAGTTGGCAAAAGTCCCGATATCGATACTTGTTGTAAATGTTGCTGCTCCTGTTACCGAGAGGGTGCCAGCAATTGCGGTATTGCCGGAAGTAATTGCCCCAACTAGAGCCCTCCCTTTAGTTAAGCGATTCATTCACATTACCTCACTTTCCTTTCGCTTTATCAAGATTGAGAGGAGCAAGTTCCTCCATCAACCGCTCTTCTCGCTCCACCATCCTGTCTTCTTCCTCCGGCGTCAACGCTTTACCTGAGTGCCGCTTGTCACCGTGATGAGTGCGCTCTGCGAGGCCGATGAACTCGGCCCCGCATTCAGCGCATCGGTAAGTTTCAGCCTTTCTCTCGACTGGAGCGATGTAACCCAGCCGAATCAGCTTTTCATCATTTCGCGCACCCACCAGCTCAAACACTTGACCCCTATCAAGTTCGACTCCAGCATAACCAAAAGGGCGCTTAGCCCAGTATTTCTTGGTAGCCATTAAGCAACAGCCCCACTCATAAAGAGTCCGGCATTTGCGCCGGTCACCTTCTGATCGAAATAGGTGTTGCCCTCAATGATGTCTACCTCACGTTCCTCATCACGCATCCGCTTGATGTACTGGAGCGCGTTTGGGACAACCTGCCATACGAAGGTATAACCAGCAGCGGGAGTCAATAGAGACGGCCTATCCGGGACGTAAATCATCAGGGCGTTCTTGCCCCAGATCCGGCTGTAAGACACCGAAGCCTCGGCGGTCCCTTCAGGAGATGCAGTATAAATCGCACGCCCGATCAGCACTTTGTCGAATTCCGCCAATGCTTTGAATAAGTCAAGAGTAAGCTGTCCTTTTTGTGTGTACTTAATTGTGTCAATTAAATCCGGATGCCACTTCAGTTTTAACCAAACCTGCTTGCCTAGCACCAGCACATTTGGCTCACGACCGATCAGGGCTTCAACTGCATCTCTATATTCGGCCAAATCAACTAGCGGGCTGGAATTGGCATAGTCGCTCCATACGGTGAAATCAGCACCGCCGGTTTTGTCCGTACCCCAAACGCCGGTAGTAAAAAAGTCAGTAGCAAAAGCTACTTCCCGCCTCATCTGCAGTTTGTCCGTTACCCACTCGGCAGCGTCACGGTCCAGGTTGAACGGAGCATCTGCATTCCTCCTGGTCTCATCGTCAATTTCCTTCCGGATTGAATACCGGTCGCAATAATACTTGTTGGTAGTTGTTACTTTCCAGCCACCGCCAGCAGACTTCGTACCCGGAGCGCGCAACTTGGCCTCATCCCGGAACCAGTGAGACTGGTCGTATTGCGGGATGATATCTGACTGCTTCTGCACAGGTACAATCGGAAATATCTGATCGGCAATATATTCAGGATTCTTGTATCCAATAGAAATATTGGTTAACAGTTGGTCAACATGCAAAGTGCTTGCTACAGGGTTAGGCATTTATTGATCACTCCTTTTTCAATTTACCAAATTAAGTCGTGCTGAGCGTGAACGGCCCGGTTAACAGGACACGAATAACTGTCCCATCGGCAGACGAAGCGTCAAGCGCAATGCCGGCAATAAAATCCTTGTCAGTCGATTTTTTGACGGCCTTGCCGCTTGCGTCTGTGCCGACGTAGTCACCTACAGCAATAGTTGTACCAGAACCGTCTGAAACAACCTTGCTGACTCCGAGGACCCTCACTTGAGCTGCGTGGCCTGCAACCGGTTTGTTTTGCAGCACGCCAACAGCTTTGTCAGTAGCGCCGTCACAGACATCAACTTGATCGACGCCGCTGAGTTCGACAAAGTAATACTGCTTTGCGCTCAAATCGTTCTCAGCTTTAAAACTCATATCAAATACGCAATGTTCAGTTGCCACAATCTTTCACCTCCGTTAAGCTTTAACCGCAGTTTCCTTGCGGTACTGTTCATAGAGTTGCGGGTTTTCAGCCAGCACTTTTGCCAGCGCGTCCACCCTGCTCAGGTTAGCATCTTTCTGCACTAGGCCGGCTGCCATGGCCTCAACCTTGGCAACAGCAGAGTCACCAGCAGGCGTTCCACTCCGACCGATCTCGGCGTAGAGTGCGCCTTTTTCAATAGCTTCATTAGCAGCTTTCAGCACACCTTCAAGCCTGGAGTACTCCTCCGGCGCCTTCTCGGCCAAACCCTTCAGCACCAATCCGAACTCCTCCGGCTTGGTCGGCAGGTTGGCAAACTCATCGGCAGCCTTTTGAATGAACTCTTTGCGCAGCTGCTTGTCGCGCTCTTCTTTCAGCACTTTCTCAAGCTCTTCAGCTTTCTTAACTGCCTCCTGCTGTTCTTTCCAGAGTGCCTCTACCGCAGGACGAACTTCTTCCGGAATTCCGGAAAAGTCCCAGCTGCCGTCTTCTTTCTTTGTCGGTGCAGGATAGCCGTATTTCTTCTTCTTGTCTTCTTCCTCGTCTTTCTTGTCTTTAGCCTTCTCAGTCGGCGCAGGATAGCCATAGCCAGCCAATTCAGCTAAGGTCTTCATGATGTCCTTCGGTAGCTCGTCCTTATATGCATTGAGAAGTCGTAGGGCTCCTTTTACTGCGTTCCGCCCCTTGTCAGACAGCTTGGCCGCCTTCAGAACTTCTTCGACCCTCTGTTCATCATCAAGTTCAGTTTCTAAAACAGCTTTCAGAATTTCCTCCATAGGTGAATCATCCTCCTTAAAGATTAGGAACTTCTTCTTATTTGCCCCGCGTGGGACGAGAGACACTTCTACAGCGTCCAAATCTTTCAGCCTGTTCACACCTTACGTCACCTCCTCGCGAATTCCAAAGCCCCCGACACTAAAGCCGGTATACTCGCCCTTTTTAACTGCTTGCCAGAGCCTGTCATCGGAGATATGCACTCCAAGTATCCAGCTTCCTTTCTTCACTTTTTGCCCGCCCCATTCAAAGTCCATCGGGGAGATGTAGCTCTCTACGACCTCGGCTTTCGCCTTTTTGCTGTGCCTGTCGCCGATAACCCTGGACTTTACCAAAAAGCGGTGGGCTGCGGCTTCGATTTCATCGGCGGAAATGATATCGCCCTGGCTGTCTACGGTCTCAGGCTCCAGGACTATACCGTAGACTAATCTTTGCTCCTCGTCCGCTTTAAGTATCGCAGCGTAGTATTCTTTGGTCACTCTGCCGGTGCGGACGTCAATTTTCTGTGGCTTCTGCCCGGGCCTCGCCCAAATTAGCCATCTTTGACCTTTTTCTCTCAACTCACTTATGACATCAGCGAGTTCGCGTTTTTCGGCATAAGGCGTCTGGTCTTCCGGCTTGTCGATCAGCCAGACCCTGCGCCTACCGACAACCGGCGCATATTCAATCAAAAATCTGCCCTTGAGTTTTTCGCCGTGCAGGAACAGTTCCAACATGTGTTCGCGCCAGACGCCGATCTCATAAGTTCCCTTGTCAATCGCAAAAAACTTACTGTATTTCTCACTCGTAGCTCCTACCTCGCCCGGCTCGGTTACCATCGGCTTACCAACGCCAACATTCAGCCAGGCTTTGGGCATGGACAACTTGAACTGTCCTTGCAGGTTATCATCCTTAGGTAGAGTTATTAGCCTGTCGCCACCTGCTTTCCGGTTCTCCTCGG